ATGATACATTACCGGGTTCACATGTGTATTGTGGACCCATCGTGCCTCCTTTCCAAGGAGGGTCAATCTGCCAATATTAGTGGCAGAGAAAATATCCGTCTCAGACTTAGTGTCTAAAAGGAGACGGATCCTTGGATAGTCAATATATCCAAGTTCACGGGCGTGCCTAATTTGCACACCTGGGGCATCCCAAGGATTTTGGGGTACCCGTGCTAATTCTTCACAATAGAACATGAAGAATCTGGAGACAAATGTGTCATCCAGTGATATGCATCCATCGATGCATAATAATTCTCGAGGCAGTATATGCTCTACCTCGACATTGTCATTCGTTATGACAATGATGTCATCCCCTACATTAGAGGATGTCCCTTCTCTCTCTGAAGAAGGGTCTACTTCTCCCTTTTTATGGAGAAATAGTTTAGCCTCCTGCTGTTCAGGAGTCTCTAGGCCTGTTAAATTATAACAGGTCATTCCTAAAATACGAGATTTTAGGCTCTGAGCCACCACATAGTCAGTGGTGACTGTTAGGACGACCTTTGTAAACATGTCGCCCATAAAGGCTCCCCTACGTGAAATTGTTAGGGAGTAGTACTGGCCCCGTGGGGTCACTGGTATCCCCTCTCTTGTATAGAGGAGTTCTCCCCTACTAATCTTAGTAGGGTGAAATATGTATCGTTTATTACAATACATTGTTTTTCCTAGGACTAGAAGTCCCAGGATATCTGCCCCAGGGATCTTCCCTAAGGCTCTCGCGAAGCCATTAAAGACTTCGCGACACCAGAACCAATTTAGATGGTCTGTTGCTTCACTCAAATCTGTTGAGAAAGCTTTGACTCGACCTTGGTCGAGTTGTTCCCATGTCCTTGATTCTAAGGACAGGTCCTCTAGACATAAGTTCCAGAGGTGTCTATCTGCTCGAAGACCAGATAGCATCTGCTTGCTATAGAGGCAGGCAGTGAGGGCCCTTGCAAGGACCCCCATAATAACCTGGTACGCATATGATGCGACTGTTATAAGTCGTGCTTTACCAGGTTCCACCACACAATGCGTGCGGGTACATCTCGCGATGATGCGGGATGGTAACACCCCAAAGTATTGGGGTGAATCTCCTAACACGAAGGAGATAGCCCAATCTAGTAAAGATTGGGAGTTTGAGACCCTTTGAGGTTCCAAGTAGGGGACTCGCTCAAGAGTCTCCAAATCGTAGTGGTATCGAACCACCCGAACCCTTGCTAAATCAGCAAGGAAGGCGACCTGTCCACCCTCACACTGAGGTTTTTCTAGACAGGCCTTTGGCCCACACGAAATGTGGGTCTCCCTCCCCGTACATCGGGAAGGTGTGAGGATACTATCTAAAGTACCCTTATTTACCGAGACTATAGGTAGGCTCGGTTTTGTGATAGTTTCGAGAAACTTATCATATGACTTCGCAATCATGACGGAGTCAGCTAGCCCAGAACCTCGGGTCTGGGTCCAGAGGGCCATATGTCGGCCTTTCTGTGTTAGGTCCCATTTTAGAGGCCTATTATATATATCAAATAATTTGATATATGTTCCACACAATCTAAGGTGTGGACCTCTCCCTAAACCTTTCATATTTAGGGGTCTTATACAGAACTGTTTCCGTATAACTTTCTTTGTCTTTTTCATGAAAGACAAGAATTGTGCGTAATTATTTGCACAATTTTCAAAGGCAAACTTTGTAAGTTTGTCAACATGGTCGTAATTTACGTCCATACCCCCTTCCTGAAGAAGAAGGGGAAGTACAACTCCATCAACAGTGTGAAACCACTGATGGACTTGATTTAGTCTCCCTTGTCGTAACAGGAGAGATAGCTTATTCCTAAAATGTAAGGAATAATCTCGGAACTTATAGATGTTCCGGGCTATAACCGCATATTGTAAATGCGGTGCTAACTGGTTTAAATATAAACCAGAGGGCATGTAATATTGCATGCCCCATTCCCTCAAAAATCTTTGAGGGACACGCCTAGTCCAGATACTAGGTATACTATCTAATTCTAGATAGTAGCTTTCGAGCTTCTCGGAGAAGCTCAGAAGGGAGAAACTCGTTTCTCTCTCCACTGCGGGACCTAGCCGACCTATAGAGGGTAAGGCGGGTTTCCAGCGAATCGTACTCATAGTACGTTTGTCAAAAAAATGGATCGTAATCCATTTCGCTGCGTCGACTTTCGTCTACACGTAGTTTAACTGGTTCTCTTTTAGAGACCCATGTCAACCCTATTTAAGGGCTGAATGTACACAACTGAATATGGTTGTGAAACCGTCTCCTTCCAGGGGGCGGCGCGAAACTTATCTAAATAGATAGTTGTTAATTTCTCCCTCTCTTGTTCGAGGGAGGATAGTCCAAGCTCTTGTATAAAGGCTTGTTTCTCGCCTAATAAATAGTCATAGGCGATGATCATCTTCCTCATGATAGGAAGAAATTCTTCTTCTGACACGTCAGAGGGTTTTAAGTCCCAAATAAGTTTTGGGAGATGTTGCCGATAAAATTGTCGGGAACTGACTCTGGCCTGAATCCGTTCAGTCCAGTGACCTATAGAACCTATGTCTTCTAGGTAATGATCGTACCGCGGTACAATCTCCTGTACCCTCCCTAAAATTTGATAGAGGGGGTGAACCAAGTATATATTACTTGGGCCAAATTTTCCTGCTAATCTTATAATATTAGCAGCTAATTTCTTATCCATGCTGATAAGAACAAAGGTGCCATGTAGGCACTCTCTATTTACCTTTCCTAATAAATAGGAATCGGATTCAAAGAATCGATGCATTCTTTGTAAAATGAGGGGTGAAGACCCCTCAATTGCCTGTACAATTTCTTGTACAGATAGGCTGGACGGATCCAGCCTTTCCTGAGGCCGTGGATCGCCCCAGTCGAATCCCACATCAAGATAATGTGGGTGTTTCTCCGGTATAGTAAAATACGGGAATTCATCTCGGTAATGGAAACCGGGATTACACCAGTGATTAATGAATGACTGGATAAAAGGACCATAGTCCTTTTCTGGATCAATTAAGGTTGATCCTCGGGTTGGCTCCATATGAGGAACCAATCTTATGTCAGGCTGTACCTTGGCATATCTAAAGAGGTATTTGTAATACTCTCGTTTTAAGATCTTGAAGAAGGTCTTATCAGGAGTCTCAAAGATAGACTTCCGTATACCGGCACATCCGCGGATGATGTCGTACTCATATCCATTACTAGGATGGATAGTTGAACCTTCTGGCAAATAATCTAGAAGGAGTTCGAGGGTCGGTAACAAGACCGCCCCTTTCTGGAGACCAGATGTGGTCTCCATACAATGGACAAATTTTCTTGCCCATTTTGATTCCATCAATTGATGCAATCGATAAATGACCTCGTGAGGATCATTACTCTTTTTCCTTATCACATTAATAAGGAATTTCTCTCCCATGAGTGGGAAAGATCCGTCACCTCCAATCTCGATTGGGGTGAAGGGACAGAGAATATCTTTTTCCCTCTTCAACATTAGGTGTTGAAGTAGTAATGCATTATGATACATTACCGGGTTCACATGTGTATTGTGGACCCATCGTGCCTCCTTTCCAAGGAGGGTCAATCTGCCAATATTAGTGGCAGAGAAAATATCCGTCTCAGACTTAGTGTCTAAAAGGAG